GGCAATAAAAAAGAGCCATTCAAAAAAGCACTAAAAGATAAAAAGTCTACTACCGAAAGCAAGAAAGGCAAAAAGCCTGACTTCTTAGATGTTGACAAAGACGGTAATAAAAAAGAGACATTCAAAAAAGCACTAAAAGATAAAAAGTCTACTACTGAATGCAAAACAAACGAAAAATACAAACCACATATGATGTATGATCAAAAGACTGGCAAAAGCAAAATGGCCAAAGTTGAACAAGATCATAAAGATCTGGCTAAAAAAGGTTGGAGTCACAAAAAACCAACAGTTAAAGAAGTTTCAAAATATAAAACGTCAAAAAAAAAAGTAGCTGAAGCGGATACTGATACATCAAAGGCCGAGCAGCAAGCTAAACGGCTTGCCAAAGTTTATGCACCTGATCGTTTTAAAGGCAAATCTTATCGAGACAACAAAACAGCCCAAAGTAAAAAGAAAACCAACGAAGGCAAAATTGACTACAGTGCAATACTTCCAAAAACAGAAGTTATTACTGAGTCAGCAGATATTTCGCTTGAGCATATTGTTGCACTTGCTACTAAGGACGTTAGCACAAAGTCAAAAGGCAAGCAATCATCATTAGCTCTTGATCTTAAGAAACTGGCAGGGCTTTAATACGATGCTTACTATAGAGATACGAGAATTAACTAAGTGTATGGATCAGAAAACTGGTTACATGCACTTTATGAAAAACTATTTTCATATCCAGCATCCTGTAAGAGGAAAATTATTATTTGATCCGTTCTCGTATCAAGAAGAGCTACTCAAAACTTTTCATAATTACTCACATAGTGTCAACATGCTACCACGCCAAACAGGTAAAACTACCTGTGCCGCCGGATATCTATTATGGTACGGCATGTATATGCCTAACCAAAATATAGTAGTTGCATCACACAATCTTACTGCGGCATATGAAATCATGGATAGAGTGCGTTACGCATACGAAATGTGCCCAAGTTATATTCGTGCTGGGGTTGTTGAATATACTAAAACATCTATAGAGTTTATTAACGGCTCGCGTATTGATGCAAAATCAGCTACCTCTACACTTGGACACGGTCAGTCTATATCGCTTCTATATTGCGACGAGTTTGCGTATATGCCAAGTGCCGTTAACACAGCGCTACCGCTGCCCGTAACAACAACCCGCGTAATAATTACATCAACTCGCAAGCTTGAAACTGACACGTTTGATAATCTGCATCGCGCAGCTAGTACAAATGTAGATTCAAAAACGGGCCTAGGAGTTAATGGTTATAGAGCATTTTCAAGCCATTGGTCAGAACACCCAGATTTCGACGACGAATGGGCCGCAGAGATGAAATTGTGTATAGGTGAGGGTCAATTCAACGCTGAGTACGCCGGCGACTTTTCACCAGCGCAGGCATTCCAATATGGGCCTTGAAAATAAATTAATCAAGAAGCCGCACTTAAAACAAGAGTACTCTCAGGATCAGCTAAAAGAAGTTCTTCAATGTATGGATCAAGAATCTGGTCACATGTATTTTCTTGAGAACTTCTTTTACATTCAGCATCCTACAAGAGGGCAGTTAGTCTTTGATCCGTTCTCGTATCAAACGCGACTAATTGACACGTACCACAACTATAGATTTAACATTAATATGTTACCGCGACAGACAGGTAAAACTACTTGCGCCGGTGGCTATCTCTTATGGTACGGAATGTTTATACCCGACCAAACTATTCTAATTGCAGCACACAAATTTACAGGTGCGCAAGAGATTATGAATCGTGTGCGTTACGCATACGAGCTATGCCCAGATCATATACGTGCTGGTGTTGTTGAATACAACAAAACATCTATCGTGTTTGATAACGGTTCGCGTATTGTTGCACAAACAACTACAGAAACAACAGGACGAGGTATGGCTATCTCGCTTCTATATTGCGACGAGTTTGCGTTTGTGCCACCTAATATTGCGCAATCATTCTGGACATCAATATCTCCTACACTAGCAACTGGTGGACGAGCAATTATTACTTCTACACCAAACTCAGACGAAGATACATTTGCTACTATTTGGCATGACGCTAACAAGTGCATTGACGAAAACGGAAACGACACTATTTTAGGTGTTAACTCCTTTAAATCGTTTACGTGTCATTGGTCAGAACATCCAGATAGAGACGACCAATGGGCCAAAGAAGAAACTGGTCGTATTGGTGTTGAGCATTTTAGACGAGAGTACGGTTGTGAGTTCTTGGTATTTGACGAAACACTTGTTAGCTCGCTTAAACTTGTTAATATGAAAGGTGTTGATCCTGTGCTTAATATGGGAACAGTACGCTGGTACAGCAAACTATCCCCAAAGTACAGCTACATTGTTGCACTAGATCCAAGCATGGGAACAGGTGGGGACAATGCTGCCATACAAATTATTGAAGTACCAACGTACAAGCAAGTAGGAGAATGGGGTAATAACCAAACACCTATCCCTGGACAGATTCGTATCTTACGCGACATATGTAATTACATTGCAGAAGAAACTAAAAAAGACGGATCAAACATTTACTGGAGCGTTGAAAACAACAGCTTAGGCGAAGCGGCACTTATTGTTATTGAAGACTTTGGTGAGGAAACAATCCCTGGATTATTCTTATCAGAGCCAATGCGCAAAGGACATGTTCGTAAGTTCCGTAAAGGATTTAACACAACACATAATTCAAAAGTTTCAGCGTGTTCTAAGTTAAAAACGTTTATTGAAAACGATAAGCTGAAAGTTAATTCAAGAGCTCTTATATCAGAACTAAAAGATTTTATTGCAAAGGGCGCTTCTTTCCAAGCAAAAACCGGGCGCACAGACGATCTTGTGTCAGCAATGCTGTTAATTATTCGTATGCTTACGGTAATGAAAGACTGGGATCCAAATATATACGCAACGTTTGTACAAACTAGTGCTGAAGATCATTACGATGTCAAACCTATGCCCATGTTCATAACGATGACCAGATAAATAACTATATGAAAAATTTAAAAATAATCGGTGAAGAACTATTTAATAAAATACGAGGGCGATTCCCTTCAGTCTCAATTGGAGACGAAACAGGAAAGACAACCTCTGATCCAAAGCAAGCACGCTTTTATGAATTTGACTATCACAACGACGAGACTCCGTTGGGCAAAGTTACTGTTAGTTTAAATGACGAAGACGGATTGACTGTTATGTTTAACAGCAATATGCTTGACGCAGGCAATGAAGTTTCTAAGGATAACTGGTATGGTTTCTTAAAAGAACTACGTAGCTTTGCAAAGAAACGTTTATTAAATTTTGACACACGCGACATTGAGCGCAGCAACCTAAAGAAAAGAGATTATGCACAGTTAGCCCAAGCTGGCGCAGGAGATAATGACATGATGGCAGAAAACAAAATGTACGGTACTTCACGTACTAGTTACCAAGACGTAGGTGAAGCACGCTTAATGCTCAAGCACAGAGCTCCAGTTAACATGGACCAGCCTGCAGGGCGCACACAACGAGTAGAAAGTATTTTTATTGAAAGCCCAACAGGCGAGCGCTTTAAATATCCTTTCAAACACTTAGGCGGCGCTCGCGCAATGGCACGTCACGTAGCAGAAGGCGGCTTACCACATGATACATTTGGCGCACACATTACTGGTTTGTCAGAAGAACTTGCTAATCTAAAGAAATTTAAAACTTACATGGGGCGTTCATCAGTTATGGCAGAAAGCCTTGCTGATTATATGGACGTTGTTAAAGAGCGTGTTGACACTGTTAAATCTCGCGTAGCAAAACTACAAAAAGAAAGCTATTACAAAGAAGCAATGGATACATTTGAAGGTTCTGAATTAACAGAAGTTCCAGAAGACGTTCAAAGCGATTGGATTGCACAGCTTACTATCAAGCAGTTTAACGAAGAACTTAAAGATGTATTTCCGTACATTTATAAGTTAATAGGCGAGTCAACGCCAAAAGACGTTAACCTTGAAGAGAATGATCCTTGTTGGAAAAGTCACAAGCAAGTTGGTATGAAAAAGAAAGGCGGCAAACAAGTTCCTAACTGTGTACCAGAAGAAGCTGAATTTGAAGAAGGTCTTAACGCACTAATGGGCGAGTGGGCAGAAGATGACGAAGGAATAGAAGAAAATTCAGCTTGGGATTCATATAACACTGATGTGGCTAGCGATAAGACTGACAGCGCTACAGGACGTTATACAGTTCTACACATAAAATCAGGAAAGAAGACATCATTTGATACTCTTGATGATGCTAATGATATGTTTAAGAGACTTGGTGGCGCATCAAAAGGATTAAAGGTAGTTCCAGAAGCAAGCGAAAATGCTTCAGACGATCACGGACAACAAGCTCCAATTACAGAATACATTTTATCAATGTTTGATCGTGACAGCGGCAAGTTTCCAAAAGGTGAAACTGCAATACTAACAGCTATTGAAAAAGATTACGGTGAGTCATTTATTACTCCTGCTAAAGAGTTTATAGGACGCCTTAACGAGCTATGTGCTCAACACGGCCAGTATACAGAAGAAGATGACGACTACGAAGACGACGTTGAAATGCCAAAATTTGGGCATGATGAACATGGCGTTAAACATCCCGGATTTGGTGATTGGCTAGACGGCGATGACGAAGAAGACGACACAGATGCAATGAGAGATATGTTTGGTGATCCTAAGGGCGAACTTGACAGCATGATGAAATCAGCAGGCTTAGGTAAAAAAGAGTCAGTTAACAACGAAGACCTTGCTCGTATTATATCATTATCAGGAATGGGACATAGCAAACTAATCTAAGTTTGCGGCCTCTTAATTGGGGCTTATTTTAGGCCACTTTACGTTTATATACTTAAAATTGAGATAAATAAACATGTAAAAGCAAATGCTATTACACTAAAGGCAAAAACACCTATTATAGGCAACAATTAAACAGAGGCATTACAATGGCTACATTAGCAGAAATCCGAGCGAAGCTCAAAGAACAAGAATCAAACACCGGCGGAAGCCGCGGTCCTACCGATAACGCAATTTTCCCTTTTTGGAACATGAAAGAAAACGAGACATCAACAGTCCGATTCCTTCCTGACGCTGATCCAGCCAACGACTTTTTCTGGGTCGAACGATTAATGATCAAATTACCGTTCGCCGGCATTAAAGGCGACACGGATTCACGTCCTGTCATTGTACAAGTACCGTGCATGGAAATGTATGGCGAATCGTGCCCGGTCTTAGCAGAAGTGCGCGGATGGTTCAAAGATCCAGCAATGGAAGATATGGGTCGTAAATATTGGAAGAAACGTTCTTACGTATTCCAGCATTTAGTTATTGATTCAGATTTATCTGAAGACAAGCCAGCAAGTCCTATTAGACGATCAATCTTAGGTCCACAAATTTTCCAGATAGTTAAGGAAGCATTGTTAGACCCTGAGCTTGAAGATTTACCAACAGACTACGCTAACGGCTTAGACTTTGTTATTAAGAAAACATCCAAAGGTAACTTTGCTGATTATTCTACATCAAAGTGGTCACGTAGAGAGCGTCCTTTATCTGAAGCTGAAAAAGCAGCAATAGAAGAGCATGGTCTCTATACACTAAGCGACTATAAGCCAAAGCAGCCGGGCGCAACCGAAATTGAAATTATCAAGCAAATGTTTGAAGCTTCAGTAGACGGCGAAACATATGATCAAGCTAAGTTTGGGCAGTATTTTCGTCCTGCTGGTATGAGCCAGGCAACTGGTGATCCAAATGCACGTAAAGCAGCTATAACAGCTCCAGTGCCAAAAGATGAATCAGCTACAAACGACGAAGTGCCGTTTGACACTACTGAAAAGGTTACTCACGTTAAAGAAGAGCCTAAAGCAGAAGCACCAGCTAGTAGTGGCGGTGAAGACATCTTAGCAATGATTCGTAAGCGTCAGTCCTAAGTACCACAAGGGCGCTAATTTCTAGCGCCCTTGATCTTTCAAAATAATAGGAGATAACATGGCGAGCAAAAGCTTCGATCCATCCAAATTCCGTAAGGATATTACAAAAGCAATTACTGGTATGAGTTCAGGATTTAACGATCCGACAGATTGGATTTCTACTGGTAATTATGCGTTAAACTTTCTTGTCAGCGGCGACTTTAATAAAGGTATTCCGTTGGGCAAAGTAAGTGTTTTTGCGGGCGAATCGGGCTCGGGAAAATCGTATATTGCAGCGGGCAATATAATTAAATCAGCACACGAACAAGGCATCTTTGTCATTCTTATTGATACAGAAAATGCACTAGACGAGGCTTGGTTACAAGCACTTGGTGTTGATACTGGTGAAGATAAAATACTAAAATTAAACATGGCAATGATTGACGACGTAGCAAAGACTATTTCTACATTTGTTAAAGATTACCGAGAGCTAGCTGAAGAGGATCGACCCAAAGTATTATTTGTTATTGATTCGCTTGGTATGCTTATGACTCCAACTGAAATTAATCAGTTTGATAAAGGTGATATGAAAGGTGACATGGGTCGTAAGGCCAAAGCACTTAAAACGCTTGTTACTAATTGTATTAACATGTTTGGTAATTTAAACATTGGCATGGTTGCAACCAACCACACATACGCATCGCAGGACATGTTTGACCCTGATGATAAAATTAGTGGCGGCGCGGGATTTATTTACGCATCGAGTATTGTTGTTGCAATGAAAAAATTAAAGCTAAAGGTAGATGCCGACGGTGTTAAAACAGCACAAGTACACGGTATTCGTGCAGCTTGTAAAGTTGTTAAAACTCGTTATTCAAAGCCGTTCGAAGGTGTTCAAATAAGAATACCCTGGGATACAGGTATGGACCCGTACAGTGGACTAGTTGAGCTTTTTGAAAAACAAGAACTGATATCACAGCAGGGCAATCGTCTTAAGTATATTACTTCTGCAGGCGACGAACTACTAGAGTATCGTAAGAATTGGACTGGTGAACTTCTTGATCTTGTTATGGCAGATTATTACGCCAAAGAAGCATCGATCCTGCAAGCTGCTATAGACAACCCAGAAACAATAGACGAAACAATAGACGATATAGAGGAGTCAGTCAAGAATGATGGATGAAAA